TTTTCCAATTCTATAGAGTTTCCTAAATAACTTTCACAAAAATTATCTAACATGTTATTCATAGTTTCTACAGTTACTTGTTGTACTAATTTTGATTCCGGTTTTGGAGCGTTTAATTCTATTCCTGTTATATTTATAAGAACTAACAAACATAAAACAATAGCTATAGTAGATGCTATTTCTTTTATATTAGTGTTTATAAATTCTATTATTCCAATCATATTATATCCCTGTTTTTTATTCTTTAGACAATTTAATTTTTTATTTTATTCGTATAATTTATAAATGGCTCATCGAAAACGTCATCGAATAATGCACAAAAGAAGCTCCAAAAATATTATTAATAAAACATATAACCAATCCATATCTCTTGCTAAAAACACTAGTAAAAAATATATGCCCAAAGTTAAATCTGGTCTAGAAAATGTTGGAAGTAAAGTTGTTAAAACTGGAGAAAATTCAGTTCCTTTTTTGCAAAATATGACACGCAAATTTTTTGGTATGTTTTCTAATAAATCTAAAACTAGAAGATATCGTAAATAAAACAAAATACTAAACTTCTTCTAAGATAGTCCCCTTGGTGGTTTTAGTTCTCTTATATTTTTTGTTAGTTTTATGTATTTCGTCATGGCATTTTTGGCATAAATTCATAAGATTTGGCTTTGCATTTTTATTAAATGTAAGACTATATTTTTTTATTGTGCCTTTTTGGTCAGCTTCATTTTGAAAAATCAAATGATGAACATCAACAGATGGATTTATTTTACAATTTTCACATAGTCCCCCTTTAATATGTTTTGCGTTAAATTTAGATTCTTTTTGCCCCAAAACACTTCCTGATTCTGGATGATATTTTATGCGAATATTATGAGCATTATCCAAAAAGTCTTGTGGTAAATTTAAACTTTTACAAACTTCAAGACCATACATATTATTTCCGGGTCCATCTTGCAGTTTGCGATTATACACCAAACAATCGCGCTCTTTATCATAAACAACGCTCATATGCTTCATTCCTACATTATGTAGGGCATTAATTTCATCATAGCTAATAATTTCATGTAGGTGTGTAGCGAATATAAATGAACAATATACCGTTGCCAACTTCTGCACTCCAGCCACAAAAATACTTACTGCACTTATACTTTCTGTTCCAGAACACAATTCGTCTCCTAATACAAGACTATTTTTATTAGATAATCGTAATATAGTTCGCAATTCAGACATTTCTACTGCAAATGTAGATAACCCTTTGAAAATATTATCATTACCTAAAATACGTGTAAAAATATATTTGTAAGGCTTATATTTATAACTTGATGCAGGAACGTATAACCCTGCTTGAGCCATAATTACTGAAATACCAAGTGAACGAATGAAACTAGTTTTACCTACTGCATTTGTTCCATATAATAAAATACCATCTAATATATTACTTCCATTAGCATCTCCAATATTTATATCATTCGCTATATATAATTCCGTTTGCTGGATTTTTTCTATTAAACAATGTCTTAAATCAGTAGCTCTTACAAATGATTTTCCCGATTCATTATACACTATTTCAGGTTTACAATAATTATATTTAGATGCAATAAATGCTTTAGCATACACCAAATCAACATATGTAATAAAATTGCAAATACTTTCAATTTCCATTTGGAAATCTTGTAAACGTTTCACTATTTGTTGATATACTTTTGTAACACAATCTATCAATGTTGTCTTCATTGAACCTAAATTTGTACATAATAAATATATTTGTTCATTTGTTATTGATTTTTTCAATTGAGATTGTTTATTATATTCTAAATCTAGTGATAAATTAAATGTTGTTTCTATCCCAGAATAACTAGATTTATATTTTAATGATACATTATTATTGTTATTTAATATTTTCAAAGGATTATTTGTATGTATCATTTCATCCAATATTTTACATCTTCTTTCCGTTGCCAATAAACTAAAATTATTCTTTTCTGTTTCGTGTATATTTACATATTCCTTTATATCATCCTTTATATCATCCTTTATATCATATTTTTCAACAGCCTTTTTCTTTTTAGAGCTTGTCTTTTTTGATTTTGCTTCACTTTCATAATTTGAAATTAAAGAACTAAAATAATTTTGACAAGCTTCTAATTGATCTTGTGAATCCATTAATATCTTTATATGGGCATCCAATGTTTCATCAACACCCTTTTTAATAAAACTGGATTCTATTTTGGAAACATTATCAATATCCTTACATTCTTCCAATATTAATACATCATTCAAATAATGGATTACTTTATCAGCATTATTTATTAAAACACCAAAATCATTAATTTTTAAAGATAAATAACTTTTTAATTCTTCATTTTCAATTACATAGTCGTATATTTTTTTTGCAATAGATAAAGATGAATATAATTGATACACTAATTTTGGACTAGCCTTTAACATTATAATTTGTCTCAGTATTTTACTTACATCATGAATTTTAACTAACAACATTTTGATTAATTTATAATCATTAAATGAATTTTCATTTAATAAACATTCTATTATATTATATTCGTTTTGCAAATATATTTCATCTATAACTGGATTTACAAAGTTGTTAGTAAATTGTCTTCTTCCCATAGGTGTTATACATTCATTTAACATTTTAGAAACAGATGAGTATTTTCCTCTATAATTATCATCATCGATAATATTTAATTGTTTTAATGAATGATTTGCTAATATCATTTTTTTACTTGTATTTTCAAGTATAGGTTGTGATATTTTCTGAATTAAATATGGGTTATGTTGATAAACAAAGTCGAGTAAAAAACAGAAAGCTTGTGTGGCATAAACATTATCGTAAAAAATACTCATAAAAGAATTTACATCTACAATATTATAAAATCTAGTTAGTAATTCTGTTTGATATGTTTGTTTTTCGCAATTATGTGCTCTAATAATATTTTTGTTAGTTTTATTATCGAGTAAATTAACTATGTGTAAAGATTTGCTTTTTAAATTGATAAAACTAATTATATCGTTAATATCGTTAATTGGTAAGTTTGAAACAATAATAGTTTCGCTTGGACTATAAATTGAAATAAATCGTTCTAAGTCATCAAATGTTGTAGGATTTTTAATATATTCGTCATTATATTCATTAATGCAAGTATTTCCAGTATAAATATCAATTAACCCTATGCCAATATAAATATAATTCTTTCCAACTAATTTTAATGAACCTTTGGTATGTTCTATCCATAAACAACATATATTGTTAGTTATTTGTTCGTTATCGGCTTCTGTAACAAAATATGTTCCTGGTGAATAAATACCGGTTTGTGTTCTTATTTTTATTTTTTTAATAGGGTCTTCTCCGGTTTCTTCATAAATAATAATGGTATATCCATTATCTTGTAATTTTTTAATATATTTGTCAATTAAATGTGTTTTAAATCCGCCATTAATTACCTGATCTCCATCAATGGTCATATCTCCTCCTGGAACTTTTTTCTCTACAATGGTTAAATCACAAATTCTAGAGAAATCAACTAATTTACATCCGTAAATATTATCTTCTTTATCCTTTAATCCATAAACTTCAAAAAAAGCTCCGTTTTGCATTAATATGATTGTTAGTTCACCATATTCTTCGGTATATTTTTTTGTTAGTTCTAAATATTCTTTAATCATAGACATTCTACTATATATAGTAAGATGTCTTTAACTATGTATTAATCTTAATTATCTTTGTTATCCTTATTCTCTTTTATTAGAAAAAAAACAGAATCTTTCTTGTTTACCATTATTTTATTAAATAAAAAGCGCTTATATTCTGAATAAGTTTGTGAAGATATTAATGGGACTATATAATATACAGTCTTTAAAATAAACAGCAATGATGCAACAAAAAAAGACATTTTTGTGTCTGCTGTTATTTCATTTAATAGTATTTCTTTAAAATCATTGTTATATATTGCTATTTCACATTTACTTTTTGTATATTTATCACATTTTATTTTATAACCATAAATCATTTCACCTTCTAATTTCCATACTATTTTATCAAATACGTCTCGTCTTACATGCAAAAAATGTTGCAATTTAGCAATCATACTATATTCATTATCTGTAAAAATAGCTATATCTATATCACTTTTACCATGAACATAATCTTTTCTATTTACCGAACCATAAAAATATAATTCTGTATCTAAATAATTTTGTAAATTTATAAAAAATTTTTTTAATTCTGGAGGAAAATCACTTCTAATCTTATTCATTTATTTAAATCAAGAAAATTATTATTACACGAAATTATTTCAACAAATAATAATTTTCTTCAAAAATTCCAGGATTACTCCAAATAACCTTATTACGATAAACTTCATCTAAATTTTGTTCTAAAATATGAATTGCGTGTGGATTTGTAGACAAACGATACCAATGCACCAGGCCTAGATGTTGTTCTAATATATGAATAGCATTTGGATTTCCCGATAACCAAAACGAATTAACTTTATCTAAATTTTGTTCTAAAACATGAAATAAATTTGATTCTAAAATATGAATTGCGTTTGGGTTGCCACATATATCATCCCAACTAACTTTATCTAAATTTTGTTCTAAAATATGAATTGCATTTGGATTGCTAGATAACATATTCCAACATACTTTATCTAAATTGCGTTCTAAAATATGAATTGCATTTGGATTGCCAGATAACTGAAACCAATCAACTTTATCTAAATTTTGTTCTAAAATATGAATTGCATTTGGATTGTTAGATAATCTAAGCCAATCAACTTTATCTAAATTTTGTTCTAAAATATGAATTGCATTTGGATTACGTGATAACAAATACCAATCAACTTTATCTAAATTTTGTTCTAAAATATGAATTGCATTTGGATTACGTGATAACAAATGCCAAATAACTTTATCTAAATTTTGTTCTAAAATATGAATTGCATTTGGATTACGTGATAACAAATGCCAATCAACTTTATCTAAATTTTGTTCTAAAATATGAATTGCATTTGGATTGCCAGATAATTCAGTCCAATCAACTTTATCTAATTTTTGTTCTAATATATTAATTGCATTTGGATTACGTGATAACTGTGTCCAATCAACTTTATCTATGTGGTCACAAAACGGGTGTCGTAGGTCGA